AGTTACCGCATGAAGTTTCTTTGCCTGCTCATCAAACTCTTTATTATTTACACGAGAAGAAAGCAAATTTACGAGGAAGAATGCTTTGCTAACAGACATCTCACCCTCTGTAGGTTCGGTTTTCCAGCGTTCATCGACTTGAGGAAGATCTGGATTCATCCAAGCACTATCCTGAACAAAGGAATAGACCTCAAAAGGAATACCAACTTTCCTACAGAACATACAAAGAGAAAGCAACTGACGATAAGTATCGTGCAGAACATGTGCCATAGATCCAGACCAATCAAGATAGAAAATCAAACCATGATTTTTACCATCGGGAGTGATAGAAATTTTCTTGAAGATATCATCACTGTATTTGTATGTGTGCAGTTTGCTGGTGTCGAGCACACCTGTCTTTGACACCATGGCACGAGCATACTGACTGGCAGACTTCTTCATCTCAAACTCTTTGACCAGATAGTTCACCTCCTTCTTCAAGTGCTGGTAGTCATCGCGATACTTAGAATCGTAGTATTCCCAGTCAGAGGTTTCGGCATTTTCCATCTCTTGCCAAACATGATTGATGCGTTCCCAAACCACTTTGTTGTCGATAACAACAGAATCAAGTGATGATGTAGGAAGAGTGAAGTAACAGTTATTAGAATATTGAACGTGATCTTTCAACCGTTCTTCAAATGAATTCATGGTGTCAACTTGTGACATGTCAGTAGTAGTATGATCTGGTGCATTACTTCCACGAGATCCTTCTTCTTCGTTTTCCTCTTCACGACGCTCTGCTTCTTCTAGCATTTCTTCATGAGTCATGCTGTCAGTTTCGTAACTAGGAGTGTCTAGATCTGCTGGATCTTGCTTAGGTTGCTGGGGTGTTCCTTCAGTCTCACCTTCTGCACTACCAGAACCATCAGTATTAGAATAATTGTTTTCTTTCTTGCTCTGCTCCTCCTGCTTCATAAACTCGTAGATAGCAACAGCAGCAGCAACTGCCTCCTCAAACGTCTCAGCGGCGCTCACAGCGTCTACTAGAGGGCGCTCAGCGTCATCAAAAGGCATCAATGCATAGGCACCAATCTTGAAGTGTAGATTGATACGGTCAATCAGTTTGAATTCTGACGCATCTTTGTCTTGTGTAGAAAAGAAATCTTGGTTGTTAAGTTCTTGATATCCATTATAAAAATCCCTACCAAGACCAGGAAACTTGCGCTTCATCAGTTTCTCGATGCGAGCATCCTCAGTGACATTGATAAAAGACTTGGGGCAACCGACACCAGAGAAATTGGTATTGGGGGTGAAGAGAGCATGACCAACCTCATGACCTACCAGAAGGTCATACACAGTGTTAGAGCAACTCCAGTTGGGGAGAACCAGCATACGCTTGTCAACGTGAAAAGATGCAGTCTCAACGTTGCGGTGCTCGATGATCAGATTCTCGGTAGCGAGCAAGCGTGCTAGGTTGCCTTTGATTTCGTTGCGAGACATAGACTCCGTTCGTATGCAGATACTATAAAACCCCAGGCGTCTGCCCAGGGTTTCGATGTGACAGTTCTATCAGTGGAACTCCTCGTTCCTCCTACTGTCAAGATAGTGGATGATTTCTTCTCGCCATTCCATCAGTTCGTTGAAGCACTTTTGATTGTGTGCACATTGTCGAAGTTGATGATCTGGTTTGAGAACAGATTCATAGAAGAGACCTAAGGCATCTCTACGTTTTTCGTGCTTTGAAGAATCGTTACTCATTCGTTACCTTTGAAAAGTCATTTACTTTGGAAAACTTAAGTGTTCTCTCAAACTTGTCAAGTAGAACTTCACCTTTATGTGAGATAACAAAAAGATTGGTTTCAGAACTTAATCCTTTGAGGATCTTAAGTAGTTCATCTGTTGATGATGTATCAAGAGAAGAATCAAAAACCTCATCAAGAAGAAGAAGGTTGGTTGATGTAGAGTTCTTCAGTTTAGCAATGTCTCTCCAAGTGAACAGCAGTGCTAAATCGATCTTTTGCTTTTCGCCTTCAGAGAAAGAAGCATAAGAAAACTCATCTCTGTATCTCGATTTAATCACTTCATTGAATTCTTCATCTAATGTGAAGTTAACAAAGAAATCCATTTCCGAAAGATATTTATTAATCCTTTGGTTAATGATCGGGATGAACTTGCTAATGATCTTACTCTTGATTCCCCCATCTTTCAGTAAATTTGATACTATCTTAAGATTCTCAAATTCCGAATTGACTTCCGAGCATCGATGTTGAGTGGCGACCAACTCCTTTTCGTATACATCGAGTTTGTCTTTTTCCTTTTGCAGATCAGGAGTTTCTTTGTTGACCTCCTCCATGATCTTCTTGTTATCTTTAAGAATTTTATTATTTTCTTTTTGATAACTCTGAATTTCATGCTGCATAGATTGAATCTCTTTTAGAGTTGCCTGTGCAGATTTTATCTTACCCACAGTCTTACTAATCGTAACACTGATGCTATCTACACCAGTTGTAAACTTATCGAATTTTTCTCTCGATTCACACAGATGATTGTCTTTATGTTCTTGAGAGAGTGTCTGATCACATGTGGGGCAGGTATCATTGTTTTCATAGAACTCAATTTCTTTTGTTGCCTTGTTTAGATTCTGCTGAATCTTTGCTCGCATCTCACGCATAGATGCATAATTTTCTTCTAAAGATTTTACATCAACAACACTGTCTTGCAGTTGTTTGATGTTGTTATTGATATCAGAAATACGTTGCACGTTCTCGATAGATCGCTTTTCATTCTGATCAAAACGATCTTGCATAATTTTAATATGCTCAATCTTCATATCTTCAAGACTGGAGATACTATGCCGTTGCATGTCAACTTTACTCTCAGCAAGAGCATATTCATGCTCACAGTTCTTGATTGATTCTTTAGTATCTTTTACACGATCTTTGAGGATCGTATTCATTTGGGAGAAGATTCCGATGTCGAGAAGGTCTTCGATAACTTCTCTTCGATGAGCAGCAGGCAACTGCATGAAAGGAACAAAAGTGCTACTTCCCAGAATAACAACTTGAGTAAAAGATTTGAAGTTAAATTTGAGAATCGATTGCTCCAGATATTTCTGGTAGTCTTTGTTTGCTGCATCTTGATCAATCAAACTATCGTTTCGGAAAATCTGAAACAACCCAGGTTTGATACCACGAATAACCTTGTAAGTTGTTGAACCGATATGGAACTCAACCTCAACCTGACACTCCCTTTCGTTGATAGTGTTTACTAGTTGAGGTTTGTTGATTTTCCTAAATGGTTTATTGAACAATGCAAAGCACAGTGCATCTAAGATTGTAGATTTACCTGCACCGTTTGTTCCGATGACCAAAGTAGATTGACTCTCAGTCAAGTCGATTTCAGTGAAATTATTTCCAGTAGAGAGAAAGTTCTTCCAACGAATCTTATCAAATACAATCATGAGGGTGGTAACACAATGTCATCAGGTCGAATAATAGAATACAAGTAACCGTATCCTTGGCATGTTCTAACAACCGCTTCTTCCTCTACAGGAGTAACTTCAAGTTCTTTACCAAAACTATTGGCAGTTAGATGATCATTATAACGGTCTGCATCATCCTTGTCAACAAAGATCTGCACTACCCGCTGCTTATCTTTTGAATTTTTTACAGCGTAAATGCCACCAGATAATTTTTCGACAAGAACGAACATACGTTATAACTCCAATGCTTCTAGATACAGAGATTTTAAGATTGGAAAGATAGAATCTTTATTTTCCATTTCTGACACACACTTCTCAAGTGTAGTCAAAGTATCTTCAGTTTCGACTGACTCATCCACATCTTCTAAATCTAAATTGTAGTCTTCTACAATTTTCAAATCAGCAACTTCTTGTTTTTGAATATAACGAATAGTTTTATCAAAGGTTACTTGATCGGTTTTATTAACCACAATGAGTTTCACAAAACTACCTTTCAACTCCTCTTTGATCTCAACATCTTTACTATCGTCATAGTAAATTTTATTGAAGATAGTGTAAGGATTTTTATAAAACTTCAAAGAGAGGTCATCAGTATTTAGGATATGAAACCCTCTCCGCTGACCGTAGTCATTCCAATAAAGTTGGTAGGGATTACCCAAATAGTTAATCTGGTTTTTACGACTCTTCATGTGAAAGTGCCCAGAGCACACGAGATTAAACTTGGAGAAAACGCTGGGGTCATCCCCGTGCTCCATGGTGTGACCAGGAAGAGCTTCAAAACCGTTAAGCTCAAGATGCCCCATGCAGACAGAAGCACTACTAGATTCAATTGCGTCTGTGGTTCTATCTCCATTCTCGTCACAAATCCAAGGCAGAAGAAGTATACGAAGGTCACCAAAACTACGTTCAGATGGAGATGTAATGACATCGATGTTGTCGTATTCTCCCAGAAGTAACTCTGGAGCGTTGATGCGAAGAGTGTTCTTGTAATAGATATCATGGTTACCCACGAGCATCGTCATTTGAACACCACGCTCCCTCAGTGGATCAAACCACATTTCTCGTGCAGCATCAAATGAGTTGAAGTTAATTGACTTACGTTTGTCAAAAGTATCACCCAAGCAAATAACCTGAGTGATACCTAACTTATCTATCGTGGGCAAGACCACATTGCCATAGAATTGTTTATATTTGTCAATAAACACTTGGTTATCATTCCTGACTCCAAAGTGCTGATCAGTTATCAGAAGGATCTTCATATGTAATAACAATGCGTCTTGCGGTGTTGCCTTTGTGATCAACCGTTAAAGATGTAAAATACGTGCCATTCAGCAATTTACATGCATCTTCTACTTTCTCAAAAGCAAGTATTTCGTCAACAATTTTTTTCTTTTCAGTGTATGGATCAAGAACTCTTTCATCAGGATCAAGACTTCCAATCATAGTTTGCCGCCTACCACGCCAGAATTAATGACCTTAGTATAGTCACTTAACGTGCCATCTTGCAAGCATTTAAGGTGCCATCGTGACATTCGAATTACTGCATCTTCTACGGCACCTGTAAGGAAATGTTGCCCAAGTGGTTTTTTAAGAATGCTTGTGAATAATCCAAACCGTGTTTTTTTAATATAGAAGGCGTCATCAATCCATACAACGTCTTCTGGAATTTCTTTCTCTACAGTTCCCCCAAAGGAATCTGACAGTAGAGGTTTACGTTTGGTATCAGTTTCCATTAATTCCTCATGTTAGTTTCAATTCGACTCTTAATAGAGTTCATATCAGCATGACTATCATTATCATCTGAATGGAACACTTGATCGTAACCGTTTTTCTCGATTAGTTTTTCCTTGATATCCATTTGACGCTTCTCTTTGGCAATACGCCTCAAGAATGCGTAGTAAACAATCTGAGTGAAATATGCAAAGGGATTTGAAGATTTCTCTGGATCAAAATTGTGAATGTATTGAACACAATTCTCAATACCATCACAGATCATATCATCTTTATACATGTAGTTGATAAAGTTAGGGCGATATGATAGGTGCGTGGCAATTTTCAGAAAACATTCACCCAAGTAATTCGTGATACGAGGTTTTGGTTCTCCCTTCGCGGCTGCACGAGCAACCCTGGCGCGATAAACAATCAGCTCTTCCAAGAATTGTTTGTTGTCTACATAGTGCTGTTTTTGTTTCTTTCGCATTACAGGGGTGTTCATACTTTACTTAATCACCTCGTGTCATGATACAGAAACCATTTGTAATTGTCAAGGCTTGACAACTATCTAATAACTAATTATGATTAACACTGTCAGGGTTCAAAGGAACTTCTAGCTTTTCTTAAAGATCTTCTCTAAGAGTTTACGAGCATCTTTTACAGAACCAATTTTTCCCATCTTCTCGTCAACGGGAGTCTCTTCGTATTCTGTCTCCATCATCTCTTTCATTTCTTCCTGCTTGACCCACGATTCATACATCATAATTCCCTCAGTAGAAAGAGGAGCGATCGTGACGATTTGAGATTCAGGAAGAATGAAGAAGTCTTCATCTGAAAAGTTTTGCCAAGAGGTCAAACCAACACCAACTCCAACACCGCCGTCTCTTTCAATATGTGTTTCTCTTACGACGGCAGGATTAGAAATAAAAATAATTGTTTGCTCTTCTGGCGCATCAACATCTTTTGTGGCGATAATCTCGCCAATGATTTCTTCACCGTTAGAAAGTTTTACGGTGCCATAAAATTGCTCTTCGTGTTTGATGTAATTAATCATTTTTTACTTTGATCTCCGTTATTTCATAATTAAAATTCTCTTCATTGTAAATTTTAATTCTTTCAATTAAATGCCGAAGAGTATAATTTTGTCGCTGTTTAGAAGAACAGTCATCAGCAATGTCATATAGAATTGCTTGAGACTTATTATCACCTTTACGCAATACGCGCCCAATTGATTGTAAGTTTCTAACTCTAGATTTTGAGGGAGAGGCAAAGATTACATTGTGTAGATTTTTTATGTTGATCCCCGTAGAGAACGTTCCATAACTTGCTAGGATAATTGCATCCTTTTCAATCTCACAAATTCTTCTTGCTTCCTCTCGTTCTAAAACTTCCACTCCACCATGTATGAAGAAAATCTTTCGACCCTCTTTTACCTTATTATTTAGGAGTTCCCAAAGAGGGTCTCCGTGGCGTTCAATGTAGTTGAATAAAATCAACGTGTTACCACTAAGATCATTAGCAAGATTTACAATCAAGTTATTACGTTTTCTATGTGAGATCAGATAGTCAATCTCATCTTGATATGATTCAAATCTTTGTGATCCATGCTTCATTAAAAGCACTTTGACTTTTAGATCTGCAAGATGACCTTTTTTCATTAGGTCTGCAGTTTTGGTAACTTGATTGCACCTACCAAATAATCCTTCTAACACAAGTTGATGTGTCTGCATTCCATCTAGTGTTCCTGTTAAACCAACGCGATATTTTGCGTCATGGCATTTAGTCAAGATACCAGTAAGAGATTTTGCTTTGTATAAATGCGCTTCATCACCAATGATTACATCAAACCTTTTGAAAAACTTTTTAGGTTCTTTATAAATTGACTGCCAAGTTGATACAACTACAGGTTGATCCACATACTTCTCTCTGCCGCCCATGATTTGATGAACGTAATGATCTGCTGCCCACCCATAATCTTTGAAGTCTTGGGTTAACTGTGATACCAGAGATGTTGTAGGAACAATTACTAATACCTGTCTATTGAATTTTAGATGCCATCTCAATAGACAGTAGATGATTAAAGATTTTCCTGATCCTGTGGGCGATAGTAATAGTCTGCGATTATTTTTAAGTGCCTGGTAAATTCCTCGGAGTTGGTAATCTCTTGCTTTGAAAGGCAAACCCAGAGATCGAACAAACCCCGCAACACCCTCAGGTGTGATGAAATCTTCAACGTCATCAGGAGCTCCATAAAATTTGCATACTTCTACATCGTAGTTGTAACCACGTTCATCTAGGAATTCTGTAACATAATCAAAAAGACCCGCATATATCTCCCCAGTGCCAGGAGAATATAAACGGATCTTTCCATCCCATACACGGGATTTATATTGAGGCATGAATTTTGCCCCAGGAACTTCAAAACAAAAATGATCTGCTAGTTCCTTATGGATGTGAGGTTCTGTATCTACCTTGATATAAACTTCATTCTTCTTCTTAATTAAAGTCATGCAC